TGCCGAAACCGAGGCCGCCGCTCAAGCCGCGGCCACACTTCAGCTGGCGTTAGCCAATTTTAAACTCTCTCTTCAAAAATAAAGGAAGCATCATGCCTAATGAAAATAACGATGTCGCGACCCTGATCACTCAGGTAAGCGCGCAACTCTCTGACGTCACCAGTAAATTGAAAGAACAGGCCGAAAAAGCCTCTGCCGATGGTGAAGTACAAAAGAAAACCAAAGAAGTCGTTGATGAACTACTGACGAAGCATTCTGCGCTTGAAGCACAGATGACAGATTTGGAACAAAAAGCGGTGCGTGGGCCAGCACAAAACGGGCGGAATATGACCGCCGGTCAAATGGTAGTAAACAGTGAAAAAATGAAAGGCATCAACAGCACTTCGTTGAATGGCAAAGTAGTTATCGGCGTCCAGAATGCACTGACAAGCGCTACTACGGATGCAGATGGGTCTGCAGGTGCCGCGATTTCTCCTGAGTTGCAACCGGGTATCTTAGAAGGCGCGCGCCGCCGTATGACTATCCGTGATCTTATTACGCCAGGGCGCACGCAGTCGGGACTAATTGAGTATGTCAAACAAACCGGCTTTACTAATAACGCGGCCGTTGTTGCGGAAGGTGGTGAGAAGCCGGAAACAACCATGAAATTTGATTTGGTGAGCGAGAATGCGAAAACTGTCGCGCATTACCTGCATTCCTCAAAACAAATTCTGGATGACGCGCCGCAATTGCAAACCTTCATTGACGGTCAACTTGTTTACGGCCTTGACCTTGTGGAAGAAGCGCAGCTTTTAAAAGGCTCTGGCACCGGCGGCAATATTGAGGGGCTGCAAACCGCGGCTACTGCATTTAATCCCGCATTTACAGCGGTGGCCGAAACCGTGATTGATAAATTGCGCCTAGCAGCCTTGCAGACCACTCTTGCAGAGTATATGGCAACTGGTTTTGTGTTGAACCCCGTGGACTGGGCACGCATCGAACTGACTAAAGACAGCGATGCACGCTACATTATGGGTAACCCGCAGCAAGGCACCATGCCAATGCTGTGGGGCAAGCCGGTTGTTGCTACCAATGCGCAAACGATCGACACGTTCCTGACTGGTGCGTTTGATTTGGGCGCGCAAATCTTCGACCGTCAAGATGCGACGATCGATATAGCGGAAACCGATCAGGATGACTTCATCAAGAATATGATCAAGATCCGCGCTGAAAAACGTTTGGCGCTTGCGATTTATCGCCCGGAAGCATTTGTAACCGGCGATCTCGGTTATGTGACCGCGTAAGCATTCATGCAATGAAGACCGCCGTTTTAGAAAACGGCGGTCTTTTTACTTCTTAGGAATTCATTATGAAAGTTAAAGTTTTGAAGCCATTTTATGGCACGGGGTATGGCCAAGTGCTGCGCGGACAGATGATTGATATCAGTGACCACGAAGCACGACAAATGGCGGCGCGCGGTTTGATTGCCTCGTTAGAAGATAAGCCAAAAAAATCCAAGAATCCTGATGTTGAAAAAAAAGATTCTACGCCGGTGGATGGCACGGATGTGACTGCACCATCATCGCAAGCGGACCGTCCGCAAACCGAGAGCAAGCAACCGAAGCCCGGCAAAAAACAAAAGTAATCACCGTTAATAATGCATGGGAATTATGTCCCGATGCCGATGTGCTTTATGCCTGCGATTTGCGCTGGTGGGAGCATCATCAGGGAGTAAGCCAATTTAAGGGATTGAAAGCCACGCTATCAAAATCAGCGGCGGCGAGGTTTGGCCTCGAATGTTTTGAAGGGCTGGCGATGCCAGGTCTTTCGAAGCAGTGGGGCATACTGCACCAAGGGCGAAATAGTGGCTATCAGGCTTTGAATCTAGCGGTTTTGTTAGGCGCCAGACGTATATTTCTACTCGGTTTCGATATGCGGTTAGTTGAAGGGGTTCGGCATTTCTTTGGAGATCACCCACCGGGCATGAATGTCCCGAGTCACTATGCGGAATGGGTGAAAAATTTTGAGACGACGCTGCCGTATTTAGATGGCGTTGAAGTGATCAATTGCACGAAGGGCAGCGCTTTGACGTGTTTTCCGTATCAACCGCTGGCGGAAGCGTTGCGCGAAAGGAATTAATCATGGCGATTGTTAAAGTGGTGACACCGCCGGAAGAAGAACCGGTCAGCGTTGCGGAAATGAAACTGCATCTGCGCATTGATGGCGATGCAGAGGATGAGGTGCTCGCCGAATATATTACCGCCGCACGCGAACATGCGGAACACGTTACGGGCCGTCGCTTGGTTACGCAAACCTTAGAAGTTTCTTTACCTTGCTTTCGTCATGAGATGTTTTTGCCGGCGTCGCCGGTTCAATCGATCGAGGCGATCACGTATCGCAATATGCAGGGAGAAGTCGTCACTCTTTCTGCTGATGATTATCAACTCTACGCTAATCTTGAGCCTGCGAAAGTGTCGCCGGTTTATGGTAAAAGCTGGCCCGCGATCCTGCATGATCAGCCAGACAGCGCAGTGATCCGTTTCGTTGCAGGTTATGGCGATGCCACGGAAGTGCCGCGATCTCTCGTACAGGCAATCAAAATGCTAGCCGCGCATTGGTATGAGCACCGGGAAGCGGTCTACATGAATGGCACGGCAAACGATATGCCGATGGCGACCAAACATCTGCTAGCCTTATACCGGACGTATTGTTGATGAACCCCGGCGCATTGCGGGAACGTATCCGCATTGAAATTGAGACTCGATCCAGTGACGGCATGGGAGGCGGCGGTAGCAGTTGGAATACGCTAACCACTGTTTGGGCGAAAGTGGAGCCATTGCGTGGCGAAGAGCGTTTGCAGGCCAATCAGCTGCAAGAGCGTATTACTTACCGCATCATCATGCGATATCGCGACGATATCAACGCGCGTATGCGGGTCTTATGGGGTAATAAAGTACTGAATATTCACAGTGTGTTTAATGCTGATATGCATCGGCGCTATTTAACACTCGAAGCAAGTGAAGGCGGCAGTCAATGAGCCGTGCACGTGGACTTCAGAATGTAAATAAGCTTCGTCGTAAACTGCGCCGCATGGAAAAGCATATTGCCAGTGAAATTCCAAATGCGATTGAGGACACGCTTAAAGCGGTAGTTGCAGACGCTATTCAAAATGCCCCAGAAGACACCGGGGATATGGCTGCAGAGATCGAATATAAAATGCGTCCAGACGGCTTGGCGGGCGCTGCAGGGCCGGGTGCCGCATCATCCGTTGTGCGCGGTAAAACCAAAGGTAACGCATTTGCATCCAAAGCTGGTCGCATGTCGCGCGTGAGCGCACATCGTTTACTACAGTTTTTTAAAGGGTATTGGACGGAATTTGGCACCAAAGGAAATCCTGCAAAGAATATTCCGCCGCAACCTGCGCGTCCTTTCATGCAGCCGGCATGGGATGCAAATCGCGCATGGGCTATCGCTCGGGTGCGGCGGGCCGTAAATGAACAATTAAAAAGAGTGCAGAATCTGTGAGCATCCCTACTATTGCGGTTCAAAAAGCGGTCTATCAGAGATTAAGCCAAAGCTTATCTGTACCGGTTTATGATGATGTACCTGCAGATGCGACATACCCCTACGTGACGCTTGATCGAGTCGACGTGCACGCCAATGATTATGTGAATCACCAGCGTGATGAGCGGTTTATCTACCTCAATGTTTGGAGTAATTACCGAGGGCAGAAAGAAGTGCTCGATATCTTGAGCGCTATTCATAACGCAATGCATGACGCCAGACTAAGTTTGGAAGCAGGAGCTTTAATCAGTTGTCGCGTTATCAGACAAAATACACATCGAGACAGTGACGGCGTAACCTATCAGGGTTCGCTTACTTTGCGTATTCAAACCGCGCATTAATAAATGTCGCCGCCGGGCTGCGGCGCATCGGATTGTTCCGCTTGTCAGCCCATAATAACCATTGAAGGAGAATGAGTGATGGGTGTTAAAACATCTGCAGGACTGAAACTATTCATTTTGGGGGAGATTGAAACCAAAGAGCCGACCAAAACGGAATACGAAGCGCTTACCCCGATTGAGGTTGGCGAAATTGTAAACTTCGGCGAATATGGTGACGAAATCACTATGACCGAGCATTTACCGCTAAGTGCTTCACGTAAACAAAAGTTTCCGGGCAGCGCAGACGCGGGCGATTTGCAGCTGCAGCTCGGCAATGATTTTGAGGATGAAGGGCAGGCAGCTATGAAAGCGGCGCGGGATAGCCGCCAGCGCACGGCATTTTTGATTCAGCATAATGACGCTGGATCCGGCTCCCCGTCTTCGCCCACAATGGAATATTTTGCAGGCTTCATTTCGTCTTTCCGCCAATCACCTGGCGGCGCGGATGACATTTTGTCTGCCACGACAACTATTGCCATTAATACCGATTTTGTTGTGGTTGAAGCGGTCTAATGAGCAATTTTGATATCAACGATGGGGTGGTCTCTATTCAATTAGGTCAAGAGACCATTGAATTAGAGGCTACCCCCGGCGCGGCTTTGAATCTGTCGCGTCTGTATGGCGGGTTAACCGCTATTATGTCCAAACTGCATGCGATGGATGCTGAGGCATATATCAATGTGGTGCGTTACGGCGCCAATGTCAGCGCCTCCGAAGTGGAAGACTTGCAACTTAAAGTGTTTTCTGCAGGGTTTATTGATCTGATGCAGCCATGCATCCAATTTATTTCGATGTTGCAGAATGGTGGGAAGCTACCGGGCAAAGTAGAAAAGGCAGAAAATAAACCAAAAAAAACGATGAAAAAAGTCTCTCGATAGAAGATTTTTACACGCAAATCTTTCAATACGCGACCGGCTGGCTTGGCTGGTCTGCCCACGAAGGTATGTGGACGCGTGTCGCTATCACAATGACGGCACTCGATGGGAAAATCGAATTTCTCAACCTGTGCAATGGCAAACGCTCGGAAGACTCATCGGAGGAAACGCCGGAGAAGTTGTCGGAGCGGTTTAAGAAATTCTCACAAACGCATAACGCTAATCGCAATCGGTAATCCATGTCAGAACTAGAACGCCTGCTTGTCGTCATTGACGCTAGCACAGAGAAGCTGCGCCGTGAAATGGCTAAAGCAGAGCAGACGATGGGAAAAACCGAACGCGCCATTAATAAAAACTCTTCGGCGATTAACAACTCATTCTCCGGCATCAACAAGGCCGCAAAAGGCATGGCGCTGACAATGGCCGCCGGCTTT